CCTTGTCCTACTAAATCAATAAATTGTTGTACGTTACTCATAATAATTCTCCTTGTTTATTTATTTATATACTTTGTTATACGAGTTACATCGGAGTCTAGCTGAGGCGTCTCAGATTCTAAATCTTCTCTCTCGTAAGTATTATCCACTGGTGGCGAGCTTTCTTGTTGGTCTTGTTCACCTTGCAAGTCTTGTTCGGCACCATTTCCATCATTGGGCGAAGGCTCAGCATCAATCTGCTTTTGCATGTCTTCAATTTCTTCGTCAGTTAGCTTCATTACATTCTTTTTAACCCACTCTTGAGAGTAATATCTACCAACAAATGGATCAATCATGCCTACCATGTTAAGACGCTCACGCAACAATTCAGCTTCTTTTAATTCCTGGAAGTTATTATCTTTCTTGTAGTCGTAGTAAATGTCTTCTCTAAATGTTTGCCATTCTTCTTTAGAACAAATACCTTTCAACACTAGTTGAGTGGCAAGAGCATGATCAAATATTTGAGAGAACTTATTACGAATACGTGTAATAAACTTAGCAAACTTTAATTCGTCTCTTGTAACTTCAGTAGTTCGACCTAGACCAACCATTCCTTGTTGAGCGTCTAATCTAGAGTATGGAACACCCAACGATTGCAATAGTTTCTTTTGAAAGTATTGAACATCAGCTAATTCACCTAAATTTTGACCTGGTGGTAGTGTAGTAATCTCTGTGCCCTTACCACCCTCACGACGAGGTAACCAAAAATCTTCTAGCATAGATAAGTGTTTACGGTCATCGCGTAACTCACCAGTGCTTGAATCGTATACCATTTTGTTACGGTATTTAACCATAACGTCTCTCATATACTGCTCTGCTTTACCTTTAGGTAAGTTACCAACGTCGATATAAAATATACGTCTTTCAGGTGCTCGTGATAAACGATAGATAACAATGGCATCCTCAATCATACGTAATTGATTAAGTGGTTTGATTGCTTTATGTAAATACGAAATAACGAATGTGTTTTTAGCATCCATCATGCCAGAATTTACATTCAATATAGAATCTGGTGCAATCTTAATACCTTGATTTACATTGGCACCGAATGTTTGAGTCGTTGTGCCTCTATCAGAATACACATAATATTCCGCAGTAGATTTAATAATGTCAGCGCCCGTCTTAGGGTCTTTATCTTTTCTGACTTCTCGAACTTTTCTAATTTTACGAGGGTCAATGTATCTTAATTCTTTAATGCCTTCTTTTGGCTTCTGGTCATCTACAATTACGTGATAGAAGAGTCTACCATCGATATACCATCTACGAAACAAATCGTCAGATAGATTAGAAAAGTTCATTAACTTAAGAATATTTTTAAACTCTTCTTGAATTTTCTTTTTAACAGCATCAGGCTGCTTTAGTTTATCTGTTACAATATCAACCACAACACCATCTTCATCGTGAGTAATAGCTTCGTTGACAATTTCATCAATAGCAGACTCACATTCTGGATGGTTGGACATTTCTCTGTAACGAGTGATAAGCTCTAACTCATTACGAACGGATCCTTCCAAATCGACGTAAGTGCCGAAGTGAGCGTTTTGAGTAATAGTAACTGCACCGTCGTCTAATGCGGCGGTGGGTAATGCAAACGAAGTTTGCTGAGGTTCTTCAACCTTAACAATATCCTTTGCGCCTAAATTAAAACCAAATAGTTTGATTGCCACGAATTTTTTTCCTTAACATAATAATAAAGAATAGGGGGAGAATACCTCCCCCTAGTACTTATACGACTAAATCTTCAACTGATTCCCACCATTGGTATGATAGAGTTACGGAAAATTCCTCAATAGTATCGTTAGCACCCCAATCAACATCGATTGGAGATACGTCTGTAGGGAATACACCGATAAATTTATATTTTTTCAGGATATTACCATTTTTACCATATTGACGAACTTCGCTGTCTACTGTGTAGCCCAGTGGAGTTTGTGCGGCAGGATTGCGAACATTTAAACTGTGGCTGTTTAAACCATTTAACCAACGTTCAAATGCATTACGAACTACAAAGTCTTCATCGTTAATAACTGTGATTGTCCAATCAGCAAATGTTCTGTTACCAGCAAACTTTAGTTCACGACCAAAGTATTGTACTGGTACAGCATTAACTGTAGAACCTGGTAATTGAGCAGTCTTACACATAAATGTAAGTTTAGTCTGCGCGTTACCCGGAACAGCAAAAGCTGGAAACGGAAGCGTTACCTCGAACAGGTTTGGTCTAGCACCGTCTCCAGTCATCTGAGAGCGGAATTGATTTACATTAAAAGCCATTTTTTTCTCCTATCTCTCTATTTATTAGAATTGTCCAACAATTTCGTCAAAACTTACGCCTGTTCTTACGGCAACGAAATTAAGTTGAATAAAGTTTATTGAACGTGCTGGTTTAACGTAAATATCACCGACAAACTCGTTGCGATCAATAATTTCTGCTGTGTTGTTTGTTTCGTCACATATAACTCTGAAATCAAAGATACCACGACGACCTTGAATATCGCGTAAGAACGGCTCAACTAGATTTACGAATTGTGCGCGAGTAAACTCATCGTTGAATTCGAACAATGAAGAGCGTGATGCGCGAGCAATTGCTTTCTCTAATACAATAAACAAGCGACGAACGTTAATTCTATCAAACGCGCTTGGACGAGATAGTAGAGTTTTATCACCGTAAAGAATTGTACCTTCACCTGGGAAAGTAACTACTGGGTTAACACCCTTAGAGTACAAAGCATCACGTTCCGCTTTAGTTGGGTTCCAAGAAAGTTTAACAACATTCTTAATAACACCACGATTTAAACCAGCAGGTGAGAACCAAGGATCGCGTTCTACGTCTGTACGAACGCATAACCCCGCAACATCACCATTTAAAGGGATCCAACGATATACGTCGCTATATTTGTCGTACTGGTATTTCCAACCAGAATCCATTACTGCGTATGAAGATGATGTTAATGAAGTTCTACCAGACAACAAATCTGTTGACTCTGAACCTGCATTGTTAACTACATCATCAAAATCAGGAGAGATAAACACTAAGCAATCTTTACGCGATTCTGCAATTGCTGTTACGTAGTTAGGAATTGTTGCTCCAGTTGTAGCACCAGTCAGTAACAAGGAGACGTTGATTGCGTCTGGATTACTGAATAAATCGTATCCACGAGTAACGTCACCTGTAGTTAGTGGGTTATCTGTACCACCTGATAATGCAAAATTATCATCTGAGGTTAATGATGCAAACGCTTTATTTACCGCTGTTGTTCCCCAGTTTGTACCGTCTGAGTTATGTTTTGCCCACCAAACCCATTTAGAACGACTGTTGATTACATCTTTATAATAGTTACTAGAACCGTCTGGGTTTTTAGCGTCAGAGGCCTTAGATACGAAACCAAATTTCTCTAGAATAGTATCAACAGTACCAGTAATTGCGCCCGTTGAGTCAAAAACAACAATATGCAACTCGTCGTTTGAACCACCTTTTAATGAAACGTATTCTGATGTGCTAGGAGCAGAAGTGAAATCGTCCGCATAAGCCCAACCTACGTGAGTATTAGAATCTGAAATAGCAACGCCAATCGAGTTGCCTAATGCACCCGCATACTTAGCAACAAAATCGTTACTGCCAGTACCACTTGAGTAATTTAACTCGTAGTCTGTTTTATTTTTAATCTGTAAACCAGTACCTGAGGTTGTAGCATTTTTAGCTGAAGTGTTAGCTGTACGAACAACTCGTAAATCTGCACCGTAGGCTAGAAAGTTTGCTGCTGTGAAAAACTGTGTGTAGGTGTTGCTGTCTGGTTTGCCAAATGTTTCTGCAAGACGGATTTCATTACCAATAGCAGTAATCTCATCTATTGGTCCCCATGCAAAATTACCAGCAAAACCACCAATAGTAGTAGCAACGGAAGGTACAACCGTTGTTAAATCTACTTCAGAGACATTAACCCCTGGTGATAATTGAAATGCCATTTTTTTATTCTCCTATTATGACACGAAAAAAATAAATCGTATTTTTATAGTGTATTTATGAAATTAGAAATTTGAGGGAAGATACCCTCTTTCTTTTACTACACTCCACGCATCCCCATCACTATCAACAAACTTTTCACTTTCATCCTCATAATTACCGTCAAATATTCCTACGGGAGATAAACTATCTTCTATGATAGTATTTGTGTGGTCCAACAACTGCTGTCTAATATCCGTGCTTGTGTATTCTTTAAAGAAACTTTGTGCGGTTAACCACGCAAATAAAACAAGACCCATACATAGGTCATCGTGATTTCCTTCTTCAGCTTTATACGTATCTCTGTCTCTTGTAAATGTATTTAGCTCAGATATTGTATCAAAATCCGTAAGCGTTATCTTGTCGTTTTCAATCATTGCTTTTAAATTAGCACAACCAACTTTCTTGACAGATTTTGTGGTTTTTATTCCAAATCCTGCAGACCTTTTGAACCCAGACGATATACTTTGACCTTTAATGTTATGAGACTCTAATCTAAATATATTCTCATACTCTAAATCGTAATGTAAAATATCCACTACTTGTTGACCAACACTGTTAGTCTCAACTAATATAAAAGCGTCGTTATATTTTCTGCCAATAGAGTATATAATATTAGGAAATACCAACGGTGCTACTCTATTATTTCTATACTTGGCAACTTGTTTATATGGTATGCTCGACACATCTACTACCTGAATTATAGAATAATCCAAATCGAGACCTTCAGCACAATCTACAGTTAATACATAAGAGCTATTACTTGTCGGTTCTTCGTAAACATCCAAGTCGTCGTATGACATAATAGGATTACCGAACACAAGCGACCTTAGTTTGGAACCTGATATTAATGTTGATGTTGAACCTAAGAAGTTGGTTTCAAATTCTTGTGAGAACTGCTCTTCACTAGTATTTCTTACTGTCTGTTCTTTCCAAGCTTCATCTCTACCCGGCACCATTGACCAATGAACTTCAATTGGATTATAATCTGACCTTTTTTCGGTAGCATCCATCCACATTTTGTAGAAGTGATTCAAACCGTATGGTGTTGATACGATAATAACTTTAGTCGTTTTACCAGAAGAAATAACAGGATAAGTTGATGTAAAGAACTCGTTTGCCATATTCTGAGGAACGAAAGCAAACTCATCAAGAAATATCAAGTTATATGAACCTCCTCGAACACCAGAAGAGCTTGTTGCAAACGCAGCAATTTTAGAACCATTCTCTAGTTCAATGTTGCCTTTGTTCCATGTTACAATACCCTGCTGTAACCACGCTGGTAGATATTCATATGCATATTTAATTCTATCAAGAATCTCTCGAGCAAGTGCACCCTTGTTGGCAAGAATAGCAATTGAGTAGTTGTCATTAAACAATACTGAGTGCAACATATAACCAGCGGCTGTTGTAGTTTTACCAACCTGACGAGGCATCTTCGCAATCGTAAAACGTTCGTTATGAAACGAATGCACCATCTCTTCTTGAAATGGCCACATCTCAAAAGGCACCAAACCTCTATCAACGTTAACAATCTTTACATAAGTCTTAATAAAATATACTGGGTCATCAATACACTTCTCAATCTCATCTAACTGGTCTTGAGTATATTGAATAAGCGTACTTGTTCGCTTGAGCTTGACGTTTCCTAAATAACCCTTATCAATATCCATAATATTTAATCTTTATTTTCATTTATCGCTTGACAAAACTCTTGACAACGTGTATTATTTGGTATGTCGGGTCTTTCGAGTAATGTACTAAGCATTACTTAGTGATACTTCTTAACATCCATGCGTGTTTGTTATGAGTATCTATTCTACCACTGAGAAAGTCCGCAAGTCCCTGTAGTTTCATTTCTGAAGCTAAATCAAACGCAACATTCAAATCAGCAAGAATAATCTCATTGTCTTTTGATAACTCAAAGCACATAGCAACTGGTTGCAATATATTTGTCTGGTCTTGGACTTCAGCAAGTTCAATGAATCTGGACATAGAACCTGGCACATAAGCGTCTAGTGCTCGAATTTCTTCCGCAATAACATCTACAGAACCATGTAACTCTGTATAAAGCTCACCAAAAAAGTCATGGAATTGCACGAAGTTTGCGCCCTCTACATTCCAATGAAAGTTGTGTGCTTTCAAATACGTGACAAACGTATCTGCCAACGTTTTTTTCATTAAATCAATCAGTGTTTCCATTTTTCTTTTCCTTCATTTGTTTTATTAAATCTGTAGTTGAGCCCACAAAAACTGCTTTATCAACATTAATAGTTTGATTGTCTTGAGACTTCGCTGAGCCACCAATCATTTCTTTTTTCTTTTTCTGTATCTCTATCAAGTCTTTATTCATCTCGGCCATAGTTTTAATCAAAGTAGAAACTACTTCATATGCTCTAGGATGTTCTGACTCACGAGCGACCTCTAAGATATTATCAACAGCACCTGTTCCTTGTCGAATAAGATTTCTAATGTTGCTTCTAGCAAACGTAAAATCTTCTTGAGCCTCATCGCTCAACTCTTCTGGTGCTGGTATCAAATCTTGAGATTTTTGTATAACCAAAGGATTAACATCAAACATCTCAGATAAATTTTTATTTAATTCTTTCATAGTAAAGTGTCAGGCCATTCTGTAAGAGTTTCTGTAAATCCGTAATCGCTATCAGCATTTGCTGTAATAGGATAGGGTGTCGTTACGATCATAAACGCTTTCGCGGGGTTCAAGTCTACTCTATCTATAGTATATAGTGAGTTTGAATAATCGCCTTTAATTACGTCGTTTGCACTCAGTAAGCTGGAGAGTTCTTCAACGATCAACGTACCAGTAACGTTATTCGCAAAGTAAGTTACCTTACCGGTAATATTTTTAGCTTCTACCCTGATAGTTTCGCCAGTGGTGTAAACACCATTACCTGTAGCAACATTTACGTATACTTTTTGACTATCTAGATTTCTAGTGTCAAGATACACGTTAGTATTTGCTTTGTTAATTATCTTACCTGTTTTTAGTGCTGGGAATATGTACCCTTTTAGAGTAAACGTGAGTTCCCAGATTATAAGTCTAGTCGTCATCATATCGCCTTCATAATCAATAGAAGGAGATACGTCATTTAATATAATAGGAATATCGTATTTCTGATCCATTCCCTCAATTAGGTCTACAGTAACAGTAAAATCAGGAGTGAAGAAAGGTAAGATTTGTTCTAGTATTTGCGTACCATCTTCAGTATTTCTCACGTAAATTGATAATGAGAAATTAAAATTGTATGGAATAGGCGCGTATTGAACGTTTGCTGTATATCCGTTGATTGCTGAAAAGTTTTTTAATGACGTCATCTGCTTTCTTGATGTATCATAATTGATACCAGTCATATCAAAACTTATTCTAGGAACAGCAGTAGCAATACTTTTAATTAAATCTGGATCAGATGTTAATCTAGTTAAATACTTTTCTTTTGGACCATACGACAACGGAACTTTTATACGTTCGTATTCGGTTACTTGGTTTAAACTTCTTCTAACAACAGTAATATCGTTGAATAGTGTGCCAAACGCCACAACTATTTTTCTTATAGTTCTATTATAAAAGTGCGCGTTTTTTAACATTACGTTTCTCCGAACGGATTAGATTCAGTGAAATCAATAATTAAATCAGATTCCGTTTGAATACGTTTATTGTCTGCAATATCTTCAAACATAGAGTTGAAAGGAGACTCATCATCAACAAGAAGAACGCTTCTAATCGATCCTGAAGTGTTACCTTTAACATTACCTGTAGTGAATGTACCCTTCACTCTAATGATATCCATGGTAGAGTTAGCGGTGTATGAATACACAACAGCTTGGGCGGTTGATGTTGCTAATGACGTACCTTGGTATACAATCTCGTCCGGTATAAACATACCTGTCGACCAAGGAGCTACGACTGAGTTTGCTATTGGTAATCTAGTTTTCTTATACGCAGATCTAATTTGAATGTCTATTTCTTCAATACCAGTCTCTATAATCTCTTCAGAGAATACAAACTGTTTTAGTTTTAAAGCGTAAAGATAAACGTTTCCACCACGACCTCTACCTAATGTGTGGAACATTGCTTGATCGTTCTCGTGTTCAACGAACGTGATCTCAAAAAGGTTTTGTATCATTGGCACGTACACCAAATCGCCTTCTCTTGGTCGATCTATAGTGTTGTTTGACATTTTGAATCTACGACGAGAGACTAACATAGTTATCTCATCACGAATTTCTAGACCAAATTTAGAAATGAAGTCGCCTTCACCATCCATACCAGTAACATTCTCGAGATACATCTCAACTGGGGTTGCTCGTCTAAACTCAGAGGTGACGTCTTCGCCATAAATATAATCAATCTGATCACGAGAAGAACGCTCTATGTAAAAGACATCCATGCCTTTTATTTGCATAGCCTCGATAACCAAATCCTCAACTAGAAGTTGTTCTGGTGTGACTTGATTTACAGGAAAATTATTAAAATAGAAGTTTGTTGACATGACTATCCGACGTACATATCGCCTGGTAACACATTTGTGCTAACCAAATCTTCTTCTAGTTTATCTATCTCTGTTTGTGCTTCGCCCATGATGCGAACGCCATCTAGCGTTACACCACCAGGCATTTGAATACCTGAAAACTTACTTAGGTTATTACCCCATTGAAGTTTGAATAATGCTGTGCCGTATCGTTTTAACCATCTATCATTCCAAACGTCTGATATACCTGTCTTTGTCATAGTGACCGAGCCACTTGTAGCAAACGGACTATCAACCTCAACTTGTGTTGGTGAAATGACTTTAGTAATACGTTTAGTTTCTGTGCCAAATACAACTTCATCGTCAGGAATAACCTGTTGATCAAAAACTGTTGATGTGCCTGTGACCGTGTTTGACGATGTACTGATTGCACCTGTACCAGATAACGTTATTGAATCTGGAGACATAGTACGATAGCACTCAATCACAACGTAATCACCAACTTTAACGTCACGAGTCCAGTCAATATCTAATCTCAATTTATTACCGTGCCGATTGAATCTATACTGAGGAGTACCCGAGAACAACAAGTTTAGTGTTTGTAAATGTTGCATCGTGATTTCGTATGATACGTACGATACAGAAGTAAAGTCGTATAGATCGTGTAGACGCAACTGATATCTCATATCAAACATATTGATAGATGAGCTTGCTTGATCAAACGGAAGAACTCCAACGACAAAAGTAATAGCTTCAGGAGTATAAATCCAACCCCTATCAATATCCGATTGAGTGATACAGTGCTTCATGAAAATTCGTTCAGCGCCGTCGTAATGATAGTCGTTGAAGAATTGAAGCGCTTGGTCAATTCTATCGTCCATTTGGTCTTCATCTATGTTAATTTGAATAACAGGATGACCTAACTGTCTTAAACAGTAGTCTCTGAATTGTGCTCGTGTGGTAGGAGTTGCCATATTATTCCATTTGTTTTAAATAGTATCTTCTATTTATATAACTAACTCCACTTAGGTCCATCAAACCAACAAGCTAGACTATATCTGGTGCCTTTAGTTACTGGATTTGCTTGATGTTCTATAAATGACGGTAAGAAGAATGCTGTTCCTTGCGATCTGATTTCACTAGCGTCAGGATATTGAGTAATATTAAACATCTCAAAATCACCCCCTTCATATGTAGAAGGATCTGTTAATTGAACAACCGCAGTCAATTTTCGATGGTAGTCAGGATCGTTATTCATCCAAAAGACGTCATGATGTCTTTTATATTCACCTTGATATGATTCATCATACTCAGCTAGCTGTATATAAGAGATTCTTGTTACGTTGAACTTAAAGAAATCATCGTTAGCTTGAATTGCTAATTTCCACATAGTATCAAAAAGAAAAGCAAAATTAGGATCGGTTTTTTGAATGAACCTAATTTTGCTTTTTCTAGTTTCATTTACTTCGAGATTACCATTAACTCCAATTTTTGCATCTTCTGCAGGTAACTTCAAACCTAATTCTAAAATATTAGCACACATCTCTGGAGTAAAATACTCCTTAAAGTAACACCACTCACCTTTCATAACAACACTCCAAATTATTTAGACTTCTTTAACTCATCTACTTCTGCTTTTAATTCTTTAACTAATTCTTTTAACACAACAAGTTCTTTGGCTAGCTCAACCGCAGAAGTCATCGCCGCATTGCCGTATGCTACAGATAAGAAGCCATCTGCATCCTCTATAACTGCTTCAGGTAATAATTTTTGTAATGATTGTGCTGAAACACCAACTTGAGTTATAGCTTCGTCTGTACGGTCATATACCCCAGCTTTTACATTGGCTAATTTTTCAACAAAGTTTTCTGTAACAAGACGCCAGTTTTTCTTTTTACGCTCGTCAGAATACGCAGTGACGTTGCCAGCCATAGTCAAGTTGCCTGACATGTCCATTTGCAATCTATTTGCACCAGCAGACCATCCACCAATACGAAACACATTATCTGAATCAAGCCCCATATTAACAGCGTAATAGCCGCCACGATGGAAAGACATAATCGCGCCAGTATTTCCTGTTGAATATGCTTGTAATGGCGGGCTGTCGCTTGTTGTATTTCTATTTGATTGAAAATAATTAGCGCCTGTCCACGTGTTGCTTGTACCTAGTATCGAAGCACCAGAAGGACCAGTTGGACCTGTAGGACCGGTGGGTCCTGTAGGACCAGTAGGACCAGGAACCGTTGATGCTGCACCAGTTGGACCTGTTGGACCTGTTGGACCAGCAGGACCAGCAGAACCGGTTGGACCAGTAGGACCTGGAACCGTTGATGCTGCACCAGTTGGACCAGTTGGACCAGTAGGACCTGTTGGACCAGTTGGACCTACTGCCCAAGATGATGCACCGGTACCAGTGTTGTATGTGACTGTCGCACCTGTTGTTGGTAAGTTAACTTGACCAGGGTTCCATCTTAGATGTCCAATATTAGTACCGTCAGCGTTAGTAGACGCTAAACATATCCAGTTTTCATCGGGCGACCAAGTAGCATTTACATAGTTTACTACTCTAAACTTCGTTGTGTCTGATGTAGAACCCTGACCTGGAGTAATCACATAGAATAAAGCTTCCCATCCAGCAAGAGGAATACCTGCGGCAGTTGCAGTAACTGTTGTTGTTGCGCCGGCGGCATTAAAATAAGTTATGGTGCCTGAAGTCGGACAAGTAATGTCAAAATATCCAGCAGAACCATATTCTATATTTTCAACAGGAATTGCGATAACTCGAGTACCCCAAAGTACCGAAGTGCCTGACCACGTAACAAGACCACCTCCAGATAGCGTAAACTGAGCTGCTTTGTTACGTATGAAGTTAGCTAGTTTTGTTGTTTGTGTTGATAGGTTTGTAGTGGCAGTATTTGCAATACCAAAAGCAGCATTTGCATAGACGCCAGCAGAGACTGCTTTTTGGTCAGCCGTGGCGGCATTACCCGTTGCTGTGTTGGCTTGTGTGTAAGCGCTATTAGCATACGATCCGGAAGTCACTGCTCGTTGATCTGCAGTAGCTGCATTGGTTGTAGCCGTGTTAGCTTGCAAGTAAGCACTATTAGCATACGAGCTAGCACTAGCGGCATTTGTTGTAGCTGTGTTAGCTTGTAAGTAAGCTGAGTTAGCATAAGAACCAGCACTTGAAGATCCACCAGTGTTAGCCTGGTTATAAGCTGCTTGCGCTAGTATGGTGCCGGTGTTAGCTTGTAAGTAAGCTGAGTTAGCATACGAGCCAGAAGTTACGGCTCGTTGATCGGCTGTAGCAGCATTAGTCGTTGCAGTATTAGCTTGCGTATACGCACTGTTGGCATAAGAGCCTGCACTAGTGGCGTTTACTGAAGCGGTGTTAGCTTGAGTGTAGGCACTGTTAGCATAAGAACCTGATGTTACGGCTCTCTGATCAGCAGTTGCTGCGTTAGTTGTTGCTGTGTTGGCTTGCGTATATGCACTATTAGCATATGAGCTAGCACTTGTTGCAGTTAGATTTGCGGTGTTAGCTAAAGCAAATGCAGCATTAGCATAAACGCCAGCACTTACACCTTTTTGATCAGCTGTAGCTGCATTAGTTGTAGCCGTGTTAGCTTGAGTGTAGGCACTGTTAGCATATGAGCTAGCACTTGTTGCGGTTAGATTTGCGGTGTTAGCTATACCAAAAGCACTATTAGCATACGAGCCAGAAGTGACTGCTCGTTGATCGGCTGTTGCGGCATTGGTAGTCGCAGTGTTAGCTTGAGTGTAGGCACTGTTAGCATACGAACCTGCACTCAAAGCATTAGTCGCAGCTGTGTTGGCTACACCAAAAGCAGCATTAGCATAAACACCAGAATTTACAGCTCTCTGATCGGCAGTAGCAGCGTTAGTTGTCGCAGTATTAGCTTGAGTGTAACCCGCAATAGCATGAGAGCTTGCTATATTTGCTGTTTGAAATCCTGCTTTAGCAGTTTCGTTTGTATTATTTGCTACATCACCACCTACTGGATGAGTTAATTTCTCGTATGCGGCTGCAGCAGTATATTGTGTCCAAGTACTAAATGTTTTTTCTGAATGTAGAATATGCCCTTCTGGATACGCACCATCTTCAAACATCACCCATTCGTTGATATCTTCAGCCCATTTAATGTAAACGTTAGCTGAAGTGCCTCTGTTTACTATAATTTCCGCGTTAGATGTTGGGGCTCCAGTAACAGCGTCATTAAGAATGATGGTATTACCGCCAACTGTTAGTTGAGATGTTGTAATCGATTGAGCGTTTGAAACTAGTAAGTTACCTGAAATTGTTACGTTACCAGTAAATAATCCAGATCCCACAACGTGTAAGTTTGCTGTTGGGTTATTTGTACCAATACCCAACCTATGATTTACATAATCGTAATATAATTCTGTGTTATCTTGGTCAATTTTATTTTCACGAGCGAACAGAATAGAACCTGTAGTCTTGTTGGCTCCTTCCATTAAATGAATATTAACAAGCATGGTGCCGTTAGTTAAATCTGAGCTAGTCACATACCCAATAGTTAATGGAATATTTGGAGTAGCAGGAACAGAAGTAGTAAATTTACCAGGTTCACTAGCAGATAAGAATAATTCTGCACCCGCAGTAAGTAATGATGTATTTAATCCTTCAAGTCTACCAGCCGTTAGAGCAAACCCATAAGCGTTGGGAGGAATATCTGTAGTCGTTACTCCAATAACTTCAGCATTTGCAGCCAAAGATGCATTAGCTAGATATACGCTTGGGTATCCGTTTGCTGAAGCTCCGCCTGAAATAAATACACAGTTTGCTCTAGGCAATGTTGAACCGGTATTGTTCCAAACTCGTATTACTATATCCTGACCAGCGTGAACGTAAGATGAACTATCGTTAAAATACGCTAAAGATTTTGCGCCTGAGTCGTAGAATACCCTACCTTCTTTGTATGAAGGATCTGCTAAATCTGTAGCAATATCTATATACGTACCAACAGACAAATTACTAGACACGTTGGCAAAACCAGTAATAGTTCCACCAGTAGAATTAAACTTAGTATTTGCTGTATCGAATGCAGATTGTGCCAGTGTATTAGCTGTATTTGCTTTAGCGAAAGCGCCATTAGCGTAACTACCAGCACTTGTTGCATTTACTGAAGCTGTGTTAGCTGTTGAAAAAGCACTGTTGGCGTAGGATCCTGAAGTGACTGCTCGTTGATCAGCTGTAGCAGCGTTGGTCGTAGCTGTGTTTGCTTGATTGTAAGCGGAGTTAGCATACGAGCTAGCGCTTGTTGCAGTTAGATTTGCAGTGTTAGCTTGACCATAAGCACTATTAGCGTATGAGCTAGCACTATTAGCAGCACCACGAACCCAAGTATCAACGGAGTTGTTAGCGGCATCGAAGGCTGACTGTGCTAGAATTGTTCCTGTGTTGGCTTGAATATACGCACTGTTGGCGTATGATGACGCGCTAGTTGCTGTCTGATTTGCGGTATTAGCTTGGCTATAAGCTGAGTTAGCATATGAGCCAGAAGTTACAGCTCGTTGGTCAGCCGTTGATGCGTTAGTCGTAGCTGTATTAGCTTGAGTATATGCTGAGTTAGCATACGAACTAGCAGTTGTTGCAGTTAAGTTTGATGTATTAGCAATACCAAAAGCGGCATTAGCATAATCACCAGATGTAACAGCACGTTGGTCAGCCGTAGAGGCATTTGTTGTTGCTGTGTTAGCTTGTAAATAAGCTGAGTTAGCATACGAACTAGCACTTGATGCAGTTAGGTTTGCTGTATT